GCCCTGTATTGTCCACCACCTAATTTACGGCGCGGAATTTCTACCAGCGAAATTTGAGTAAATGGTAGGCGTCGATACATGAGATTCGTACAGCGGCCAGTACGTCTGTCTCCAAAACAGATTACGTGGGTTCGAGTCCTGCATCTCATGCCAAAGCGTGGCGGGAGTAATTACCCGCTCAGGAAGTCGGTCTTTATCCGGCAAAACCGACCCCGTACTTCAGGGGGCCGCGAGGCGCTGAAGAAGTCTTTTATGAGGAGTGACTCAGATGGTAGAAGAAGTAGCTAAAGTAGAAGCTGAAATCAAGAGTGCGACCGCAGAAGTAGTTGCTGAAGCCAAGAAGTTGGAAGGGGAAGCTGAAACAGAGGCGAAGAAGGTTGAAGGGGAAGTAGTTGCTAAAGCAGAAGAGGTCATGAAGGACATCTCTGCCGAAGAGAAATTGCTTTTGACCAAGATGGAGAATGAATTTCTCAAGGGTCAAATGGAACTTCAACGCATTCAGGCAAACGTGAAGCGCATTTCAGAAATTTATCCAAAGAAGGTTGAGGAGCTTGCTGTGAAGTATGCAATCGACCTGAAGACTTGGGCCTTCGATGGAATGGAACTCGTGTTCCGTAAGAAGTAACAAAACAGAATATGAATATCAGGGCGTCACTCGAAAAGGGTGCCGCCCTTTTATTTTGCTGTTATGGAGATGAACGTTGTGGCAGATGACTCAGCAGAGAAAACAGAAGTAACAGCACTCGCCCTTCCCAACCCAAACGGTAAAGGAATGCGGAAAGCATACAAGGGCAAAGACGGAAGGTTCGTAAGCGGCCCGAAGAGAAAGGTCACCACTAGCGAGATCACTAGGATGGGCAGGAAGCTGATGAACATGCCCGTACCTGAGAAGATCGACGGGAAAACTGCTAACAGATTTCAAAAGATTTTTCTCACACTCTACGACATCGCCACCAATGAGGAAGCTAAAAAGGATGCCAAATTTGCTATGGCTGCGGTGCAAGCTGCCAAAGAGTTGATGCTCCGCGTTGCAGGTAAACCCTCCGCGAGTGATGAAGAGATGGACGCACTAAAGCACTCAGGTATTCAAATCGTCATGGTTCCTTTACCGGAACTAATGCATCCAGAGCCGGTGGAGGAGAAAAAGAGTCGGCCAGTACTGAAGCCCTCTTTTATAGACGCAGAAATCGTCAGTACCAATGAGGCTCAAAAATGAGATTCCCTCAGTCAAAGGTTGGACAATTCAGTTTCATGTTTTTAACTGAAATGGTTTCGTTCTTTATCATCTGTGCGAACACAAGAGCGATTGCTCAAGGAACGTATTTTTGGACAGCCGTGACTGATACATTATTTTCTGCGCAAGGATTCGTGGTTGGAAAGCTTATGATCGATGACAAGAACGCGAGATCATGGGCTTCTGGCCTAGGTTGTACTTTGGGTGGAACCTGTGGCTCCCTACTTTCCATCTTTGTAACAAAACACATGTACGGAGCTTAGCTCTGGGAACAGCTAAACCAAGACCCGCTCGTAGCTCGAAAGACCATAGGTCGGTGAGCAACGGAGCAAAGTCATGGACCCGATGATTGGCGATTCATTGCAAGTTTTGTGTGACCCGTATCATTTTTGTGATCTGGTCGAATGTGCGTTGAACCCTCAGGAAATTCAAGGAAGGCAACTCAGATGCCACGAAAGGTCAGCAAGGAAGAAAAAGAACGTCCCGCATATCTAGATGGAAAAGGGACGATAAATTTTTCCAAAATATTCAACCTCCAGCCGAAGCAGACAGAACTTCTTCGTCCTTTAATGCGTGACGGGATTATGTACATACAACCCAAGGCGCATCAGTGCTTGAGTGTTGGAGGCATCAGAAGTGGAAAAACTGTGGGTTGGTTGCTGTACTTTATTCAGCATTACTGTTTTAAATATCCACATTGCGACTTCTTAGTACTTCGTCGTACGTTCAAGGAATTGGAAAGTGGTGCTATCGCAGATTTCAAAGCTTTCATGCCGGAAGAACTGTATGAATACGATAGCACCAAGCACGTCGCTACATTGATGAATGGTTCTCGTGTAGTGTTTGGTCACTGCCAGAACAACAAGGACAGAGACATCGAGCAGTATTTAGGACAGGCGTTCGCTGCAATATTGGTGGATGAATGTGGTCAGTTCTCTCCTGATGCATGGGAAATGCTCTACTCTCGTAATACTCCCAATGCATCTTGTCAGCCAGATGAACATGGGCACATGCCTATACCTTGCATTGTGGGCTGCACAAACCCCTTGGGTCCTCATTACGAATACTACAGAACTAAGTTTGTGGAGAAGGAACCTTGGAATAAACCTGACGATGCTCGTCAGGACTTGACCAACGGCACATGGTGGGTACAGGAGGCAGGAGAATGGCGCTGCATCCATAACCCGGAGGACTACGCATACCAAAGATCGACCCTATTAGACAACCCGGAAATGACGAGAAGAGATCCTCTCCTTCTGGGAAGGTTGCAAGCCATGCCCAAAGCCAAGCGGGATAAATTACTCCTTGGTTTAGATGGAAAATTCGAAGGCCAATACTTTGATGTCTGGGACCCTGAGTATCATGTAATAAATCTCAGAGAAGATCCAGAAGCGATCATATGGCAACCTTGGCAACCCGTCTGGGTTGGACAAGACTGGGGCATGGGACACGCCAATGCGTGCTACTTTTTTACCAAAGCGTTGGTGAAAAAGTCAGTGGGTAACGACTATGTTTTGAAGACAGTGTGTTTTCAAGAAATAGTAGTCACCGGAGGGAAGACGTATTTAGAACTGGCCTCAATCTTAGCGACCAAGGCAAAACTGCCTAATGGAGACCCAGTAAAAATCAAGGCGATTTATTTTTCTCACGAAAAATTCAGTCGTCAAATGGACAAGCATTCTCCAGCCGATGATTATTCAAGGGCACTGAGAGAACGTGGCTTGCCTGTTGTAACTAGAGCAACGCAAGACCGTATTGGTTCTGCGTCTTTCATGTACAATAAACTGAAAAACGGAGAGCTAGTAATTCTGGACGTATGCAAGGATATTATTTTGTCTATACCGGGATTGATGAGGAATCCCGATCTTATAGACGATGTCCTTAAGACAGACGCCAAAGGCGATGACTGTTATGACGGTTTCAGATATGGCCTATACGGAGAGCACAAATCTAGCCATCAACCCAAGGAACAAAGAATAGAAGACCACGCCAAAACTCTGGACCCAATCGCCGCGCACTTCTATTTAATGAAGATGCAGGCAGAGTTGGAAAAGAAAAAGGCAACCTTTGTTCAAGACAGGGTCCCGGTATGGATGGTGAAAGGGAACCTAGTTCAGTAGGAGACTCAGTTGGGAGAAAAAATAAGGATGTTTTTTCGCAGTCTTTTTGGCTCCAGATATATCGAGCATCTCGAAGAGGAATTGCTCCGTGTCAGGCAAGACTGTGAACTTCGGTTGAGAGACCGAGAGGATGTGATTGTTTCTCTGCGACAAGAAAAAGCTCAGTTGCAGGCCAGAATAGTCACATTAGAAAGAGTAGTTATGCCAACCTTAAACCGCGCCAGCGCGGAGACGGTAGGAGAACAAAAAAAGCCTAATTTCCTCGACGTTAAACTATTCCCTCCCATGAAAACCGCTTGGCAGCAACTGCAAGAGGAGAATGAGAGACAGATAGCCGAGGCAGATGCGGCTGAAAAAGCCGCTGTGGGGGCGAAAGGATAGCGTGTGGCTAAGATGAAGGAAACGAGCCGTAAAATTTCTCTTCAGGAAATTGAAAACGGCTGGAAGGTAGTACTCGATACTACCAAAGAGACCCTTTCTAGCAAGGCTGGATGGGTTCCGTGCAAATACGAGTGTAAAGAATGGTCCTTTAAAAATCTGAAAGAAGCTTGCGAGTTTCTCCAGAAAGAAATTAAGGACAAGTAAAGACGGCGAAGGCCGAGGAGAATGAACAATGGCATTTACATCAAAAGACGGAAAGAAACGTTTTGGTTCGGCTTACGTCGCAAAGAGGTATGATGAAAATCATCCCTCAGAAGAAAAGAATGCGGGCGCTGAGCACGAAGAGATGAAAGAGACCCCAGAGCAGGAGATGAAAGAAACTCCCATGGAGGAAAAGAAAGAAGAAAAAGAAGGTACTGAGGAACATCCGGTAGTTACGGAACACGGCCCAGCGCATACGGTGCACATCAAGCATGACCACACTGCCAAGAGGCACCATGTGACGAGTCATCATAATGATGGTCACGTCCATGAAAGTGAGCATGCTACCCCAGACGAGGCGCACTCCGAAGCAGCAAAGCTTGCAGGAATCACCGAGGGAGGTAGGGATCTGGAACAGGAGCAGGAACCAATGCATATGTCTGGTTCTACTCACGATGAGGAAGGGTTTCCGAATCTGTAAGGAGTAAAGATGCCGTTCAAAAGCAAGGCGCAAAATGCTTGGGCACATACTTCAGAGGGAGAAGAAAAACTGGGAGGAAAAGAGGCCGTAAAGGAATGGGAGTCGGAAACAAACTACTCCACTCTTCCTGACAAGGTCTCTTCCCCAGATAGTGGGAGAAAGAAAAAATTCAGCTTTGCTGGTCCCCGAGAGAAAAAGAAAGCTGGATATACCCAGTCAGAGAGGTTAGCTTAAGATGACGCGAGGATTAGGAAGAAAGAAAAAGTGGGCGCAGAAGGCCGCTGAAGACATAAAGAAAAAGGGCACCGAAGGTAAGTTGACGGAAAAAGCCAACGCTGCTGGTTATGATTCTGCTTTGGAATATGCGCGGCATGTGATGAGCGCTCCCAAAGGCAAATACAGCGGTGAGACACGCAAAGAATCTAATTTTGCGCGTAATTTGAACAAGTAATAGAGAGGAATAGGATGCCTGAGATCAATGAAAACACGGTGCCCTCGGCAGCGTCTACACCAACACCGTTCAAAGATGCTACAGAAAATCCCAATGAGTGCCCCGTAGGTATCTTGGCACCTTTTCCTTACAGTCCAGAACCGTTTGCCAATCTCACCCCCGCAGCTAAAGCGGCTTTAATGGGGCTAGATAACATTGCAACAAAGACAGATGTGGCTGCGCGTCGTTTAGAGATTGAGCAAGCATGGGAAGCAATTCATTTTGATAGGGGATATCAGCATCTACTTCGGGCAAGACAAGGTGGATGGCAGCTTCCGGGAAATGGCACAGGGTTTGGTCCTAATCAGCAGCAGAATAACTCTGCGATTTATGAGACCAATGTGTACGGTCCAAAAGGTGACATCATTGTAGCGGCTTTGTCTAGGGAAATACCTAAGCAGGAATTTTTCCCAGTCAACCCAGAATATTCTCCCGATATTATCGCGGCTGAAGAAGCAGATCGATTCAAATTAATCTGGCAGCGTAATGTCAATATGCACGCCCTGCTGGTTGATTGTGCCAGAATTTTCTGGAATGAAGACCGTGCTCTTTTATGGACGCGATATGAATTGAACGGTCAGCAATACGGGTTCGAAGAAGAGGTCCCCGAAGCAGAAGAATTATTCGACGCTGATGGAGCACCCACGGGGCAAGAGGGGCAAGAAGATTTACTGGATGCCATCATTTCCCCTGAAGAAGGGGAAGTCCCAGAGAAAGATCAGGAAGAGCCTCCAGAGGATGGAACAGCCAACACTATAGAAAATTCCACGTCTAGTAGAAAGCCTCTTGGAAAAGAGATCACTACTTGCCACGGAAAAATTGACCATAAGTGTCCGATAGCTGTGGATAATCTTCAAGATATGCCGTGGGTTCAACTCAGGTTTGAGGTAGACGTAGCGGTAGCCAGAGCCACCTT